CTAACTTTGCAACCAAAGATAATCTTTCACCTGGCAATCCTTTAAAGATTGTTAAAGGTACTGAGATTGATACAGAGTTCAATAACATTGCTACTGCCATAGCAACAAAGACAGACAACTCATCTGCCACAATTACTGGTGGAACAATAAATGGTGCGGTTATCGGTGGAACTACTGCCGCAGCAGGAACATTTACTAACCTTACTGTTAGCACAGCAGCAACAATTGCTTCTGCCGCCATAAGTGCGGGAACAATCAATGGTGCGGTTATTGGTGGTTCTTCTCCCCTTGCTATCACTGGTACGAACATCACTGCAAATACTGGCTTTAGTGGCCCATTGACAGGTGCAGTCACAGGTAACGTAACAGGCAACTTAACGGGTGCTGTTACAGGAAATGTCACAGGTAACGTAACTGGCAACCTGACAGGCAATGTTACTGCGGCTACTGGTACTTCTACATTCAACAATGTGACCATCTCTGGCGCATTGGATATGGACAGCAGTACATCAGCAACCATTACTGGTTTGGCAAGCCCCACAAACGATTCTGATGCGGCTACCAAGGGTTATGTTGATGCACTGGCTCAAGGTATTGATGCCAAAGCCTCTGTGGTTGCGGCTACTACTGCAAATATCACTTTATCTGGCGCACAAACCATTGATGGCATTTCGATTGTTGCGGGTGATCGGGTCTTGGTTAAAGACCAATCTACGGCTTCTGCAAATGGTATTTACTTGTGTGCAACAGGTTCATGGACTCGCACAACCGATGCTGACACTTATGCTGAGTTGGTGGCGGCTTTTACCTTTGTTGAAAAAGGCACAACTAACGCTGACTCTGGCTTTATCTGCACAATAGATGCAGGTGGCACATTGGGAAGCACATCAATCACATGGGCGCAGTTTTCAGGTGCGGGTCAGATTACTGCAGGTGATGGTCTTACAAAGACAGGTAATACTCTCAATGTAGGAACTGCATCATCTAGCCGTATTGTTGTCAATTCGGACAACATTGATTTAGCCTCTTCTGGTGTAACGCCAGGCACTTACCAATCTGTGACTTTCGATACTTATGGTCGTGCTACGGCAGGAACGAATCCTACGACTATTGCTGGCTATAACATAACAAATGCTTATACCAAAACTGAAATAGATTCGATATTTGGTTCGACTACTGCTGCGGCTACTTCAGCTTCCAATGCGGCTACCAGTGCTTCAAATGCGGCAACAAGTGCCTCTAACGCTTCTACAAGTGCAAGCAATGCGGCAACAAGTGAGACCAATGCGGCAGCTTCATACGATGCTTTTGATGACCGATATTTAGGTTCTAAATCTACTGCACCTTCTGTAGACAATGATGGAAATGCTCTGTTAACAGGTGCTTTGTACTGGAACAACTCAGTAAACACTCTGTACGTTTGGACAGGATCAGCTTGGACTCAGGCGGCATTTACTGCCTCTGGCTTTGCTACTTTGACAGGTACAGAAACCCTGACAAACAAGACCCTGACTTCTCCAATCCTGACTGCTCCCGTATTGGGAACACCTGCTAGTGGTACTTTGACTAACGCTAGTGGACTTCCTTTGGGTACTGGTGTGACAGGAACGCTCCCTATCGCTAATGGTGGTACAGGTGCATCTACTCTGGCAGGGGCTAATATTGCTGTTGTCAATGTCGCTAATAGCTTTACTGGTACACAAACCTTTAGCGGCACATCATCTGCTCAAGCCATTGTCTTAAACGATGCGGCAGAGGTGGCAACAGTATCAGCAACTGCGGCTACTGGCACGATTGCTTACGACATTACCACTCAATCTGTTTTGTACTACACAAGCAACGCAAGTGCTAACTGGACAGTAAACTTCAGAGGTTCTAGCGGTACATCACTCGATACTTTGATGACTACAGGTCAGTCAATGACTGTGGCTTTCTTGGTGACTCAGGGTGCTACGGCTTACTATAACTCTGCCGTTCAAATTGATGGCACGACATCAGGTGTCACAACACGTTGGCTTGGTGGTGCGCCTACTGCGGGAAATGCAAGTGGCATTGATAGTTATCGTTATTTGATTATCAAGACAGGTAGCGCAACATTTACAGTCTTGGCAAGCAACACACAATTTAAGGCGTAAACCATGCCATTACAAGCAACTTCTGGTGCGGCTAGTTACGATGCCTTTGGTGGTGGTGCGCCTGCTGGTGGCCTTGCAAACTACATTGAGGATGTGTTTAGCACATACCTTTATTTAGGGACAAATTCGGCACAGACAATTACCAACGGAATTGATTTGGCGGGCAAAGGCGGCCTTATTTGGCAGAAACAGCGTACATCTGCCATTAGGCATAGATTATTTAGTACAGCTTTGGCTCTAGGTGATGAATTAGCATCAAATTTAACAAGTGCGGTAACTAATGCTGGAAATGTAACGGCATATTCTTCTACTGGTTTTTCTATTGGCTCAAATATAAGTGATGTTGGGGAAACCTACGTCACTTGGACACTACGAAAACAGCCAAAGTTTTTCGATATCGTGACTTACACAGGCAATTCCGTTGCTGGTAGAACCATTGCTCACAATCTTGGAAGCGTTCCAGGCTGTATTATTGTTAAATGCACAAGCGCAGGGACTTTTTGGAGTGTTTACCATAGGTCAACAGGTGGCACACAAGTAGGACTTTTAAATGCAACTAGTTCATTTAGTGCGTCTTCTGCATATTGGAATGATACCGATCCAACATCAACTGTTTTTACTGTTGGTATTACGGGTAATGTAAATGATTCAGGTCAAACCTACGTAGCCTACTTATTCGCCCATGACGCAGGAGGCTTTGGCTTAACTGGTACAGACAATGTAATTTCGTGTGGGTCTTATACGGGTAATGGAAGTGCAACTGGCCCAACTGTAAGTCTTGGTTATGAGCCTCAGTGGTTGCTAATAAAACAGTCATCTACATCAGGAAATGATTGGAATTTAATTGACAACATGAGAGGGTTTGCTGTTGGCGGTACGGATGCAGAATTAAATCCAAATTTAAGTGATGCAGAATCTACAGGAACTTTTGTTACACCAAACGCAACAGGGTTTCAATTAAACACTACCAACGCTGGCTACAACGCCTCTTCTGAAACCTACGTCTACATAGCCATTCGCAGAGGCCCGATGAAAGTGCCTACGAGTGGGACTAGTGTGTTTGCGCCTGTTGCTTCAAATGCTTCAACTGGAACTTCACTTACGACAAACTTCCCTATTGATTTGCAAATGGCGGCATTAAGGCCTGGCAATGCAGGCAATACTACATTTAGCACCCGTCTTACTGGTATTAATAGCCAAAACACTGCGGTACTTACACCTTATCTTGTTTCTCGCACTGCCGCGGCAGAAACAACAGGCAGTGTGACTCGCTATTGGACAAACACTGGTTTTCAAATGCCAGGTGCTTTTGCGGGAACGGACACAATTTTTTGGAATCTGCAACGTGCCCCCTCCGTATTTGATGTGGTTTGCTATACAGCAACATCATCTTCTGCGTCAGTGACCCATAATTTAACAGTTCGTCCAGAAATGATTATCTATAAAACCAGAAGCGATGTTGATGGTTGGTATGTTATGGTTAATCAAAATGGATATGGAGAAATAAATGGTGGTGGAGGTGCATGGGGTGGTACTGGAAATGGAAATGGTTTAACCAATATTGCTCAAGCAACAAGCACAACCATCAACAATCTTGGCGGTTTCTTTTATTCGGCTGGTCAAACAATTATCGCTTACCTATTTGCCACTTGTGCAGGAGTTTCTAAAGTAGGCTCATACACAGGAAATGGCTCTAGCCAAACAATCAACTGCGGATTCACAAGCGGGTCAAGATTTGTTTTAATCAAACGAATTGACGCATCTGGTGGCTGGCATGTATGGGATTCGGCCCGTGGCATTGTTGCTGGCAATGACCCTTATGTGTTGTTAAATACCGCAGCCGCTGAAGTAACAACAGATGACAGCGTAGACACTGACAGCACAGGTTTTGTGGTCAATCAAGTGACTGCAACGAACATCAATGTCACCTCGGCTACATATATCTTCTTGGCTATCGCATAAGGAATCAAAATGCAAGTACGAATCAAAGAAACAGGCGCAGTCATGTACGAAAGTGAATTTCGTGCATACACAAAAGCCAATGGTGGCCCATCATGGGAAACAACAACAACTGAAGTCTTAGAGGCTTTGGGTGCTGATGTAGTCTTTGAAGGCGCACAAGCTACTGGTGGTACTGCTTACCAATACTCTCAAGCTGATGGTGTCGAGCAGATTGATGGCAAGTGGTACACAAAGTATGTGTTAGGCCCTGTCTTTGTAGATACTACTGTTGAGGGTGTAACAACCACAGCCATTGAGCATGAGACTGCTTACAAGGCTCAGAAAGATGCAGATCAGGCCAAGTCTGTGCGTCAAAGCCGTGATGATAAACTCAAAGAAACAGATTGGGTTGTCATTAAGAACTTAGAATTAAATGCCAACATACCTGGTGCATGGGAAGTTTACCGCCAAGCCTTGCGTGATATCCCGAATCAATCAGGTTTCCCTTGGACAATTACTTGGCCTGTTGAGCCACAATAAGGAGCAATCATGGCTTTAAGCAATCAACAAGTATTTGATTATTTTCTGAATACACCCAACATGAGTGACGCTCAAATTCTTGCTTTTATGAGGCAGAACGCTGTTAGTCCGACTCAGATTGCAAGCACTTTTAATATGCCTATTGGGGACATTATTTCCCGTCTAGGTGCTGTTATTCCTCCTAATGAAGCAGTATTGCTTGGTGATACTTATCTTCAATCAATATACGATGTAACAGGTTCTGGTGAAAACCAACAAATTGGTGCTTTAAAAAACATTCTGACCTATAAAGAAGGTGAGAACAAAACTGGTGGGGCTTACAACCAATATCTTCCATCTGGTGCTTTAGAGCGTACTGGTACACAACAGAATGTTGATAGTCTTGTTAAAGAGTTTTTACTAGGTTCAGCCGCTTTGTTTGGTGGCGCTGCTCTTGCAGGTCTTGGTGGTACAGGTGCGGCAGCAGGTACGGCAGCAGGAACAGCAGGAACAGCGGCAGGTACGGCAGCAGGAACAGCGGCAGGAACTGGCTTAGGTTCATCAGCATTAGGTACAGGTTTAGGTGCTTCTACATCACTCGGTACTGGTTTAACAGCGGGTGCTAGTGGTCTTGGTTTAAGTACTACAGGTGCAGGTCTAGGCACTTTAGGAACAGGTGCTGGCATTACTGCGGGCGCAGGATTAACTGGTACTGGTGTTTTGACAGGATCAACTCTTGGAACGGGATTGCTTGGTACAGGAGCAGGTTTAGCAGGTTTGACAGGAACGGGTGTATTGTCTGGTTCTTCTCTTGGCACAAATCTTTTAGGCACTACAGGAACAGGCGCTTTAACAGGCACTGGAGTTCTTACTGGTTCGGAGTTAGGCACTTCATTACTAGGAACTGGAACAAATACAGCGGCAACAGTTGGTGGTCTTACTGGTTTAACCAATGCAGCCAATGTTGGAGCTGGAGCATTAAACACAGGTGTAACTACAGGCTTAACTGGCTTGGGAACTGGTGCATTGAATACAGGCGTTAATACTACAGGCGCAACAACAGGATTAACAGGTGCAACAGGCGCAGCGGGTGCGGCAGGTGCTACTGGAGCTACTGGAGCCACTGGAGCCACTGGAGCCGCAGGTGCTGCTGGAGCCGCAGGTGCTGCTGGTGCTGCTGGTGCTTCTGGATTAGGTGGTTTAACAGCGGCACAGCTTGCTGCTTTGCTATCAGGTGGTTTAAATACTAGCGCTGGTCTTCTCCAACAACAGACATCTCGTGAGGCTGCTGTTGCTGCCCAACAACGAATTGATGCTGAGACTGCTGCGGCTAAGACTGCGGCTCAGTTTAGACCTATCGGAATGA